CGCGCGCAGGGCGGTAGTTAATCGTGCGCCCGTATTGGTCGAGGATAGCCATCGCCTAAGCGGCAATGTCAAAACCTGCCGAGGCTGCGGGATTGTTGCGGAACGTATCCGATTTCGATCCACTCCAACGCCTTTCCCATAGCGGTCAGCGTTTCCTGGATGGACAGACCCATGGATTTGCCCATCTGCACGCCGTTTTTCGTCGCGCTGGTGACGGTTGCAAGCCCGCCGGGTTCCATGGATTGCAGTATCAACGCGCGGTAGTTGCCTTTCAGCTTCGCCGCAATCTGCGCGTCACAAAGCCCGGCTTTTGCCCATTCGCGTGCAACATTCAGAGGATTTCCCGCCATCGCACGGCGGGTGGTGTCAAACATCAAACCCCGGAATCAATTTCAGCATCATCGCCGCCACGATTTGCATCGCCTCGACATCCCACGCATGGTTGTTGTTTCGGATTCTCACCCATCGAAAATCAACCTGGTTCGTTTTGGCGTTCGGCATTTCGCGTTTCACTTCGGAATCGATCTGTTTCAGCCAATCCTGCGAAACGTCATCTGGGATGTGCCAGGCCGAGGTCTGCCCGGTGCGGTGAGCGTGGAGAATGTCCTTGATGCGGTCGGATGCCCAGTGGCAGTAACGTGCCCGCCCGCTTGTCGCCTGTGCCTCGGAAAACCTCGTAAACGGTCGTTGGATGACATCGCCGTTTTGCTTTTTGTAGGGGAAACTTTTCTGCCCGCTGCCGTGTAGCGCAGTCCAGTCCATGCGTGAGCATGCGGAGTAAACCTGATCAGTGTCATACTGGGCATCCACGAAGACCAATTTCGGCGGGACTCCGTAGCGTTGCGCCAGGTCATGCACACCATCGAATGTTTCCACGCGACCATACCACAAGAGCATGCTTTCTCCATTTGCCCGCCATGCGCGAACGCCGGCCCAGAAGTGGTCGCGCTGTTTGTCCACGGTCAAGAACCGGTGCGCTTCGTCCTCGATGCGTTTTGCGTCAGCGTATTCCGCCACTAGGTATCCATTGCCAACCAGTGCTTGCCGGTTGTCGGTCAAGTCTTCCTCCCATGGTTCTGCAAGACGCTTCTGAATAAACTGCCGCAGCGGGTCGAGGTTGCCGACACGTTGCGCGGCTTTTGCTTCCAGCCAAAGCAGGACGATTTCCCATAGCGGCTTCCGCCAGTTGCAAAGGACGTTGTAGTGAAACCCAACGTGGCCCGGCAGTCCTTCTGCGGTCGGAATGTATCGCGCGGATTCTGCCAGCGCACGGCGCGGTTGCGGCGAGTCGGCGCATGTCCACTCGCATTCCGCGTTGTCGCATTTCAGCTTCGCCGCCTGCGCCCTTGCAAGCGGTTCCATGGTTTCATCTTCTGGGTAGGTGACGTTGCACCACTTCCACGGTTGGACGGTGCCGCAGGTTGGACAGGTAAAAGAGAATTCACGGCGGTTGGTATGGTCCCATGCCTTGTCGAGTTCGTCACCCTTCACGCCTGCTTGTGAGAGTATGAAAAACTGCCGGTTCCATCTGTCGTGAAGTCGTCCGCGTGCCTCGTTCAGCATGCCCGGCCGGTATTGCCAAGCCTCGTCGCAAAACACCCGGCGCATGGATTTGCTTTGGAGTCCAGATAGGTTTGCGCCGGTTAGGAACAACGACATTGCGGGAAAAAGGATTTCCATCTTCCGTTTTTTGTGCCGGTCTTTCGGCAAAAGAGCAGCGGTTTCAGGCGTGTTATTAATCGCGTAGTCCATGCGCGTTTCTGCCCAGTCCTTCAGGTCATCGTCGGTCTGCCCGACAAGCAGTGTCGGGCCGGGGTCCTCCGCGATGATGTAGCAAAGTCCCGCCTCCATGAACGTCGTTTTGCCGGTGCCGATAGGCGCAAGGAAAACCACCTCTTTGGTTTCCGGGTCGGCCAGCACTTCCAGCGGTTCTCGCTGCCACGGCGCATTATCTGTGTGAAACTTCGGCGTCAGTCCGTCCATGATTGCCACGCGGTCACTTGCCCACTGGCTCGGCGTGAGCGTGGATGGTGGCCTAAAATTCCGAAAGAATGCGCGCTCAATCCTGCGGACCTTCTTCTGATGCAGGCGTTTTAAGTCGCTGTCCTTCGTCATAAATTGTCTGGATGACTTGTGCCATCTTCTCACCGATGATGCGTTTCATCTGCGCGGCGTCGAGTCCTTCAAGCATGGGCGGCAGGTCTGCTTCCAGTCGCTTGATGGAGTTGCGCACAACGGCGGCGATGCCGTCCATGCCGTCCTCGATTTGCGCGATGGAGCAATACCGTTCCTGTTCGGTTTCCAGCGCATAGCCAGCCCGCAGCGCGTCGATCTGAACCTTTAGCGTGCGGGCATCGTTGTAGGTGCGGGCAGCTTTTACCTGGCGCACAAGCTCCGCAAGTTCCTGCGCATCTCCGGTCACGCCGCTGCGCTCCATGTTGGATGCGCCCTCGGTCTTGCTCTTTTGCAAAAACTCGATGTAGCCGCGAACGCTGCGCCACAGGTCGTATTGGTTGCGGTCGGTCTTGAAAATGATTCCGTCCTTGGCAAGCTGCCCGATGCGCGCCGACGTCAGGTTGAACAACCGGCAAAGCTGCGTGGTGTCGGCTTGCGCAACCTTCGGCACGGCGGGTGGTGGTGCTTTCTTCGCGCTCATGGTTTTGGTTTTAGCCATTGGTCTATCACGGCACGGGCGACAACTTCCGTCATCTTCGGCGGGACGCTCATTCCGATCATGTATTTCCCGATCTTGTCTGTCTTGGCGTAGTAGTCGTCTGGGAAGCTGCCGAGGCGTTTCCATTCGCGGAAGGTGAGAGTTCTGCGCTCGGCCCAATGTTTAAACATGTCCGTTGCTGTGAGTGACTTGCTTGGTAAATCACCAGACAGTTTCTTGTGATTCCACAGTTTAACCTTTGCCCCGGTTCTCGTGACGGCATCCCCATAATCCTCGCCGGGGTTTGTGAGCGGCCACCACTTTACATCAGTCGCGGCGTTTAGTGATTCCTCCACCGACTCAGCTCTTGTGAGTTCCTGCAAATCTGCCGTCGCCTCGCCCGCTGAAATCCACCGATGCTTCGGCGCAAGTTTCAACGGCGGCGCTTCGATGTCGTCACGGATAGCCACGAAGAAAACACGTTCTCTCCGCTGTGGGACTCCGCAATCTGCCGCATTCACAAGGAACAACTGCGGGCGATAGCCGATTTCCTTGAACCGAGCCATGACCATCTTGGTGTATCCCTTGGCATTGCCGAGGATCATGCCCTTGACGTTCTCGGCGATGGCAACACGGGGTTTCAGCTTTTCCACCAAGTCCAGGTAATCGAAAAACAGGTCGGAAAGAACCTGCTTCGCCTGCCCCTCGCGGAAATGCTTATCCTTGCCCCATGCTTTTTCCCGGCTGCCTGCCATGCTGAAGGTTGAACACGGGGGCGAGCCGTCGAGAATATCCAAGGCGAAAAGCTCTGGCGGCAAGTCTGCGGTCAACAGGTCACGGATAGGGCAAAGAAAGTAGTTTGGCGGGTTGATGTTTTGTCGGTAGTGCCAAGCCATCTCTGGATCGATGTCATTGGCCGCGACGATCTCGCACCCGGCCCGCTTGTAGCCCATCGAGCTGCCGCCCCCGCAAGCGAACGTGGACATTACTTTGATTCCATTCTGCGGGACGCTTTTCAGGTCCGCCAGATTCCATGCGCAATCAGGAGTTTTCATTTGGGATCAAATTCAAATCCACACTTCGGGCAGGCGCATTGCATCTCCATCCCGTCAACGTCGATTTCCTTGCTGGATGAATCCGGCTCTGACTCGTCAGGATTCAAAGCCGCCTCGATTCCATCCGCGTCGAAGCCCAGCAAGCCGAGGTCAAAGCCAACCTCCCGCAGGTCCGCCAGCTCCAGGCCCAGCATCTCCTCGTCCCACCCGGCATTCAGCGCGAGCTTGTTGTCCGCGATGATATACGCCCGCTTCTGCGTCTCGGTCAGGTGGTCGAGCCTGATACACGGCACCTTATCCAGCCCGAGCTTGCCCGCCGCCATCACGCGCCCATGGCCCGCGATGATTCCATTCTCTGCGTCGATCAGGACCGGGTTGGTGAATCCAAACTCACGAATGCTTCCGGCGATTTGCGCCACTTGCTCAGGCGAATGGCTGCGGGAATTCCGCGCATATGGGATCAGGTCGGCGGTTTTAATGGTCTCGATTTTCATGGGAAAAGTAAAACGGTCGTTTGAATGTGGCGCATAAGGACAGACCGGGGTGAGCCTCAACCGCGATTTTTTTCGCGTTCATCCTAGAATTCCTACCGGGGTAGGGCCGCTGTTTAGTATTGATGTCATAAGCACTTGAGGATGAGCGCGATTGCCCCTT